CGTTAAGCCGACCGAAGGCGACAAAACCAACGTCGTCATCACCGCCGACTGGCGGTGCAACGGCACCAATGGCACCTACAGCGGCACCTGCTACGGCAGCGCGTCGTTCGCGCCGCCTAGCGGTTCGTTCACGCCATACAAGGATCTGACCCAGCAGCAGGTTCTCGACTGGTGCTTCGCCAATGGCGTCGATCAGAAGGCCATCGAAGCCAACGTCACACAGCAGATCAACGACCAGATCAATCCGCCGGTCGTCGCTCCGCCGCTGCCGTGGTCCGCCGCAATCGTTGCCAAGTGATATGGTCGAAATCATCATCACCAAGGAGCAGGCCAATCAGCTTGCCCAACTCGTCGAAATTGCGATGAAGGCCACCAACGTCCACAACATGAGGATTGGCCTTCCGCTCTTTGACATCATCGAACAAGCCGTCATCGCCGCAGAAAAACCCAAGCCTGAGTGATGCAACCACCCGACACATCCAACAGCGGCAGCGGCATCGGCGTCTCACTCGCCATGGCCGCCACCGCCGGACTTGTCAGCCTGATCCCCCAACTCACCGAGTGGTTCCAACTCGGGACCGCCATCCTCGCCTTCATAGCCGCAGCAGTCGCACTCTACAAAGCCATCAAGAAATGAAAAACCTCAAGACCACCCTCGCCGGTATCGGTGCCATCCTCGTCGCCGTCGGCGGCGCTCTCACCGCCGCGCTCGACAACGATCCCGCCACCAACTTCGACATCGCCGCGACCATCGCCGCCATCACCGCCGGTGCCGGTCTGATCGCCGCCCGCGATGCCGACAAGAAGTCCGAGTGAACTGGATCTACCAGATCGTCAAGGCCCTCCTGGACTGGCTCCGAGAAACACCGCCACCCGATGTTGCCCATGGAAAAGCACCGACTGATCTCAAGGATCGCCTGCGCCGCCGCATTGACGGCCTCCCTGGGCTGCCGGACGACGGTGGTTCTGGTCCCAAGCGGTGACCCGGTGATGCTGGCCAAACCCACCAAGGCCAGCGTCTACAGCTTCGACAAAAACCAGAAGCTCGTCGGCCCTTCCACAGTCATCATCCCCGCCGGTTGGTACGCTCTCCCAAAGTAACACCTAGCCAAGCCTCACCATGTCAATGACCAACGCCGCCGAGGCGGATCTCCTCGACCTCATCTTCCTCAACGTCGATTTCGCGCACATCGGCAACGCCGGTGGTCTGCGAGGATCCACCTCCGCAGGATCGTTCTACATCAGCCTCCACACCGCCGACCCGGGCGAGTCAGGCAACCAGAACACCAACGAGGCCAGCTACACCGGCTACGCCCGCGTTGCCGTGGCCCGCTCCGGATCCGGGTTCACACTCACCACTTCCACCATCAGCAACACCGCTCTCGTCCAGTTCGCTCAATGCACCGGCGGCAGCAACACCCTCACCCACTTCGGCATCGGCACCGATCTGGCAGGCGCTGGAAACCTCATCTTCAAGGGCGCTCTCACATCCTCGCTCTCAGTCTCCAACGGCATCCAGCCCCAGTTCGCCGCCGGTGCCCTCACAGTCACCGTCGATTGATCATGTGGAGTACTACTGCCCCCATTGCCTGCGGCAGTTGTGGCCGACAGAAGAGGATGCACCGCACACCTGCGAAGAGCATCCAGACGGAGTTCCACACGCCGACCTAGTCCCGCGAAACCCCCCTGAAGAAAACGAGGAATAATGGGTTTCAACGGCATACTACCACTGGCACAGGCAACTCAGGACGGACAATCCTGGCAGTCGTTCTTCTTCAAGACATCCCTTCCATCTGGCACAGCAGCTCGATGGTATGACGGTTCCGTGGGCGCTGGTATCCCCGTCTATCAAGCCTACGTCGGAGCACAATACGAGGCGACCCAGATCTCTGGGTCAGCCAATCGAGGCATCTACACCGGACCAGAACCAGACGGCGGACAGACCAAACACCTGTTCGCCATCTCGGCAGGAACATCCACATCGTCCGTTCCGCTGACCATCATTCTGGCCGACTACCTCCTGTTCTACCCACTCGTGGACATGGACACGCTGGATGCCCAGGACATGATCCAGTCGGCCACACTCCCCCGTTACACCGACGGAGAAGGAGTCCAAGCCTACTTCGTAGTCTCCGCTCCAATGACCGGCAACGGAACCGTCACGGTCAACTACACCAACAGCAAGGGTGTCTCCAACCGATCAACCACATTCGGAATCGTCTCACTGACAACGATCGGAGGCATCGTCAACGCATCCAACAGCTCTCTCGGCACCGGATCCATTTCGTCCTTCATCCCGTTGGCCAACGGTGACACCGGCATCCGCAGCATCGAGCAAGTGACCTGCAACACAGCCATGGGCGGTTTCTGCCACATCGTTCTGGTCAAACCGCTTGCCACTCATGTTGTTCGAGAGCAGAACACCGAGGCGGAAACCGTGTTCTTCACTCACAAGGCAAACTGCGTACAGATCCAGAACAACGCCTACCTCAACCTCATCATACTCAACAACGCAACCGGAACACCCGCTCCACTGAGAGGGTTCGTCCAATTCACCTGGAACTGACATGGGCTTCTCTTCAATGGACGATCTCGTCAACGAGATCACGACCAACGGCAAATTCATCCGCAACGACTGGAACAAGATCACCGGTGCAGCCGCCTACACCGCCGGTCGATGGTACGATTTCTCCGGTCTAAACGGTACACCGATCGCCAATGCGTGGGCAGGCACCGCTCTGGCCTGGAGATCGTGCGACGAAACCACCGGCAACGGCACCCAGATCTTCGGGCTTCCCAACGGCGGAAACGTCAGCACCGACACCAAGCACATCCTCAACGTCTCGGCTGTCACCGCCGTCGCCACAGGCGTTCCAGCCCAACTGATGCTGGTCGATCTCCAGGGCTACTGGCCGGGTATCTCCACCGCGTCGGCAACGCTTCAGACCCTCACCGGCACACCCACACTTCGTTACACCAACGGTGCTGGATGCCGCCTGTTCTGGGTCCAGACCACCGCCGCCGGTGCCACCGCCCACAACATCAGCCTGAGCTACTCCAACACCACGCCCACCTCTGGACGCTCGCTCCCGGTGACCGTGGCCATGACTGCCTCCGCCATCGTGGGCCACATCTCCCACTCGGGCACCGCCGCGAATAACTACGGCCCGTTCCTGCCGCTCGCTTCCGGAGACACCGGAGTCTCCAACGTGGCCAGCGTCACATTCTCTGCTTCCTCCGGTGCCGGTGCCGGTGCGCTCTGCCTCGCTCGCCCTCTCCTGACTCTGCCGATCACCACGGCATCAGTCGCTGCCGAGCGTGATCTGCTCAACCAGTTGCCAAGCCTCCCGCGAGTCGTCGATGGCGCTTGCCTCGTTTGGCTCTACTTCGCCGGTGCCGCCACCGCCGCCAGTACCAACTTCTACGGCGCAGTCGAGTTCGGTTGGGGATGATCCATGGCGCTCAAACAGAACACGACGATCCTCTGCCAGTTACCACTCAGACAAATAGGTGGTGACCCTGGCACGTTGCGTTCCATGTTCGGGCGCACCGATCTCAGGAACCAAAGCGTCGGACAAGGGATCTCGTCAGAACTCGCAGGCATCCCCTACGGACATCTCGGCCCATCCGCTTGGGTTCTCCCGTACCAGAGCGGTGCCATGTCGGCGTTCACGTTCGTGGGCGCTCGATTCACGCTCGATCCGGTCAATGTCGCCGCAGGCCGCAACATCACCGGCGATTCACCCGTCACGTTCACCGTAGGGCCGTCGCTCCTACAACTCATCGTCTCGGCGGTCGGTGATTGCACGTTCACATTCACCGTAGGCCCTTCCGATCTTCCGGGCGCACTCAATGCCGTAGGAACCACGTCGGCCACGTTCACGGTCGGACCTACCACCCTCGGCGCTATCGTCGATCTCGACGGTGACACGATCGTCAGCTTCACCACATCGGGATCCACAACCGCCATCGGAGTTCTCGCTGGCGATGTCACCCCGTACACCGCGCTCTCACCCGAAACATTGGCCGCAGCCGTCATAGCGGCTTCGCAAACCACGCCCATAGTCGCCGACGCCAAGAATGTCGTTGGCAATTACAGGGACCAATGGAAGATCAGGTCAACTTACAGGAACAGACAACGAAACTGATATGGGCACCCCACTCACAGGCAGTACCGTAGCCAGCACCTACACTGGCCTACTCAAGACCGCCGACAACGCTTCGGTCACATCAACACTCAAGTTTATCTCCGATGGCGGTGGCAACGATTCCGCGCTTCAGATCTCCACCACCGCCGTCAATGTGGCCGGCAATTTCACCGTCGCCACCAACAAGGTAACGGTCGATTCAGCCACCGGTAACACGGCTGTCGCGGGCACACTCACTGTCACCGGTGCCACCTCTCTCAGCTCCCTATCGACCAGCGGAAACGCCACCGTCGGAGGCAACCTCGGAATCACCGGAACCGTCACATTCTCTGGTGGCATCACCGTTCCTGGCACCCTCTCCGTCACAGGCGCTTCCACGCTCACCGGTGCGGTCGGAATGGGCAGCACCCTCAACGTCAGCGGTCTCTCCACGTTGGCCAGCGCAAGCATCACCGGAGCCGCCACCGTGGGCACCACGCTCGGTGTCACCGGACTCTCCACCCTCGGAAGCCTCACGGTCACCGGCGCTTCCACTCTCGACAGCTTGGGTGTCACCAATGCCGCCACCGTCGGAGGAACACTCGGAGTCACAGGCAACACCACGCTCAGCGGAGACCTGGCAGTCAACGGGAACACCACCATCGGAAACGCCTCGGGCGATTCGCTCACCGTCACCGCCGGCACGGTCGCCATCAACAACCTGCCGTCCAAGACCACGCCGGTCGATGCGGACACCGTCCTGCTCAGGGATTCAGCGGCATCCAACGCTCTCAAGACTGCCGCCGTTTCAACGCTCAGCGTCGTCAAGTTCACCTACTCCGAGGACATCGTCAAAACGTCCACGGCTGGACAGGTAAGCGCCATCACAAGTGGAACAGGAACCGCAATCCAACAGAGCGGAAACACTAACGATTGGACCTACACTTGGACCCCGAAAACTGTCGGGAACAAGGCTCTCATCAGGATCTCGATACCTGCTCAGTTGACAAATGATGGATACCTCTACGCAGGCATCGTGAAAAGCCCGTATGCAGCAGCAGATGTCCTTGGAGTTGGAAGCTGTTACGGAGGAAATGCTTCCCCGGTGAATGTCGGCGCAGAAGCCGTCTTCACATCAACGGCATCAAGCCATGAGTTCAAAATCTGGATCACCGTTGGCTCCTCACAAAACGTCACCATTGCAGCCAACCCGAATCCTTCATACTTCGGTCAAACGGGAACGACGTTCCAGGCCAAGGTCCACTTTGAACTGATCGAGTACACATGAAACCCTCTGAAGTAGCCCAAGCGGCTTGCGACAAGCTCTCCTTCACCGACGCAGCCACGCTCGCGTTGGCCAAGAAGTTCTGCATCCGTCGCTACTCGATGATCTGGGACTCGTGCCTCTGGAACGATACCCTCGGAGTCGTCTCCACAGCCGTCACCAACGGCCAAGAACTCGTCACCATCTCGGACTACGTCACCGCCACGTACACCTCCGGGACCGGTTACAACATGTTCCTCGACTTCCCGGTCGCCTCGCGCTTCACGGTCACCGGCGAAACCGATGGCATCGAGGTTCCATCCTCAGAATGGGTCTCGTTCTTCCAGCTCGATCCCAACACTTGGAACAACGTGGACAGCCGCAAGTCCACCCCGGGCAACTTCGTCAACTGGGCTCGCGTTCTCGGTGTCTCCTACGGCGAGGCCGGTGTCCCGCGCATCAAGCTCGTGCCCACGCCCAACACCGATGGCACCCTGTTCATCCTCGGAAAGAAACAGTCGCAGATGCGGCAGTTCGGTGAGGCGACAACCATTTCCAACGACACCAACTTCGAGCTTCGCGGTGTCGAGAACGCCCTCATGGCCTACACCGAAGGCGATCTCCTCGAATACTCCCGACAGTACGGCAAGGCACAGGCCAAGTTCCAAGAGGGCGCTGCTCAGGTCTCCATTATGAAGGACATGGAGCGAGGACAGCAGCAGCAGATCAGCCGCATCATCCCGGATAGCCTCTACGACTACACGTTCCAGGACATCCTCTAATGCCATTCCAATCCACAGACGCGCTCGATGACCAGATGCTTCTGGATGGAAGCAATGGCTTCTCCACCGGTGTCATCTCCGCCACTCGTCCAGATGCCATTCCTGCCACGAGCATGGAGTCGGCCATCAACATGGACTACGACGACTTCGGCAACCTCGTCACGCGTCTCGGGACCATCTCGCTCTCCGGAAACGCTCTCTCATCCAACTGGGAGGATGTCATCACCGCTTGGGAATCAACGACATCCTACTTCGGATCCAACCTACCGACCAACGCAGAGGTCATCTCCGGATTCTACTTCGACACGGCCACATCCGAACGTCTGGTCATCGCAGTCAACGACCGGAACACATCCGTCCAGAGCCTGTACTACGGTTCCCCGGGCATCTCGTACAACCAGATCGCAGGCTCAACGATCAGTTCGCTGGCGACCTACGTCTACTTCGCGCAGCTCAACAACAAGCTGTTCTACTCGGACGGCATCGGATCACTGAAGTACATCACCAGCGCCAACGCCAACTCGGCTGTCACCGCCGGCAAGATCAGCCGCATCGATGTCATCAATCAGGGATCGAACCTATTCAACATCCCTACTGTCACCATCTCCGCTCCTCCAAGCGGAACGACCGCCACCGCCGAAGCCATCGTGGCCAACGACGGAAACCTGGTTGCCATCAACATCACCAACCCTGGCAGCGGTTACATCACGGCTCCAACGGTCAACATCAGCGGTGGCGGCGGCGCTCACGCGGTCGCCTATGTATCTCTCACGCCCCCGGGCAAGCCGCTCTACCTCACCACCCACACCAACCGACTCTGGTGCGCGTCAGCCGATACCTCCAACCCCCCAGACACACTCTTCTTCTCAGACATCCTTGACGGTGAAACGTGGGATCCGCTCGGATCCATCCGCGTTGGCGGCGACGGCGATCCCATCCGTGGCCTTTACTCGTGGTTCGGGTACAAACTGCTCGTCTTCAAGGAGCGATCCATCTGGAGCGTGGACGCCGATCCTACGCAGGATCCCGCCGACTGGATCATCTCCATCATCAGCGGGAACATCGGCTGCTCCTCGCACCGGTCCATCGCAGCCGTAGGTGCCGACGTCTTCTTCCTGTCCCGCGACGGCATCCGCTCGATGGCTCAGATCCAAGCGGGCACCCAGACCAGCGTCGGCCTCGCGCTCTCCAGTCCGATCAACGACCTCATCAGTCGCATCGACAAGACCAAGCTGGAACTGTGCGACGGGGTCTTCTGGAACAACCGCTATCTGCTCGCGGTCCCGTTCATCACAAGCGGGCCATTCTCCGTTGGCCTTGAGAACGAGTCCGCGCTGTTGCTGGAATCTGGATCGGACCTCGAAATGGAAGGCGCTTTCATCCGCAACAACGCGGTCATCGTCTATCATTCACTGGCCCGCTCGTGGCTCGGCTATTGGGACAACTGGCAGGTCAACGACTTCATCCCGACCGCATTCTCCGAGTTCGGCCCTGTCCTCATGTTCGCCGGCGAAATCATCTCGCTGAGCGACGGCGCTGGCCAGGTCTGGTCCTTCAACGACTACCTGCCCAACACCCGCCTCAGCCCCATATCCAGCTCGGCCTACCTCGACGGCGGCAGCACCTACGAATCATCGGTCATCACCAAGGCGTACAACCTCGGTGAACCCATACCCGACAAGATTGGTTACAGCATCCAGATCGCGCTCGATAACCCGTACACTTCGAGCATCGGTGCCGCGCTCTCGTTCTCCACCAACATGAGCGGCTCGTTCACGAGCATCGATCCAGCCATCAGCATTCCTAATACCCAGAAGTACTTGGCTGCATACAACCTCATCAGCCGTGGACGCTGGAACACCATCCAGTTCAAGATCAACACCACCAACGGAAGCCGACTGAGCCTTCAGTCCACGATCCTGTCCGGGTTCGTTGATTCCGTGCGGCCACAGCAATGA